ATGAGAATCCTGAAAAATTAGAAGCTGACCCTATGAAAACATACCCTGTTCTAGTAAAAGCAATACAAGAACTCTCTGCAAAAGTAGAAGAATTAGAAAATCAATTACAAGGAAACTAAAATGATTGACGAAATCGCAACAACAGATGTAAAGACAGAAGAAGAAATAGCACAAGACTATTCTGCAATGCAGGATTCTGTAAACTTAATTGATGAGATGAGAACTAATCCACCTGTAGATATGACTGACGAAGAAGTAGCAGATTGTATTTCTAGGAATGTAGAACATCTTGAACTAATGGTAGCTAAAGACTATTGGACAAATGAAGATATGACAGCAGTAAACGCAGCAATTGGAGACTAAATAATGTCAGTAGCTATTAACGGAACTAATGGGGTTACATATAATGATGGCTCATTACAAGCATCTGCTCCTGTAGGTAAGAATAAAATCATCAATGGTGATATGAGGATAGACCAGAGAAATGCTGGTGCTAGTGCCACTACTACTTCTAGTACTTATATGGTAGATAGATTTCAACTTTATGCGTCTACTGTTACCAATGCTCAAACTTACCAACAAGTTACAGATGCTCCAGCAGGATTTTCTCATTCTTTAAAAATAACTAATAGCTCAACAGCACAAGCTGCTGGAAGTGCTGCTCTTTATACTCCAAGACAAAGAATAGAAGGGTATAATACAGCTCACTTAAATTGGGGAACTTCAGATGCAAAAACAGTTACAGTATCATTTTGGGTAAAAGCATCTGTTACAGGAACATACCCTTTTGCAATAAATAATGGTAGTTTTAACAGAAGTTTTGTAGCTAATTATACTATTTCTTCTGCAAATACTTGGGAATACAAAACAGTTATTGTTGCAGGAGATACTTTAGGAACTTGGAATGTAGATAATTCATCAGGTATGGTTGTAATGTTTTCTTTAGATACAAATTCTTCTTATGAAACATCAACAGTAGATGCTTGGCAGACAGGTAGTTTTAGAGCAACTTCTTCTAATGTACATTTTTTAGCTAACGCATCAGCAACATGGCAAATTACAGGCGTACAACTAGAAGCAAATACAACTGCAACACCATTTGAATATTTACAATATGGTCAACAATATGCTTTATGTCAAAGATATTATCAAACATTAATGGATTGCAACCAAAGTTATGTAAATACAGGTCAGCATGTTGGTGGTAGATGTCAGTTTAATACTGAAATGAGAGCAAACCCAACCATAACTTCTGCTGTACTTGAATCAGGTAATGTCAATAATTCTTATGTTTACCACAAACAAAGCAGTAATAGTTTTGGATATTATCACTCGGCAAGTGCAGCAGGTAACTTTTATTGGTATGCAGTCTTTACAATGAGTTCGGAGCTATAACTATGGAATATAAATTAATAAGAAGTTCTTTATCAGATGAGATAGTGCATATAAACAAAACAGTAGAAAATGAAGATGGTGAAACTATTACCATGTCAATTCCTCTTGATGAAGATAACAGAGACTACCAAGAATACCTAGAATGGATTGCTGAAGGTAAAACACCAGAAGAAACAGAGTAAATGTACGGCTTATCTGCATTTTCACAAAGTCCATATTCTGCACTAGGCACTATAACAAAAACAGGTGCTGCACAGATACAAAGTGTAGGCACTCTTACAGCTAGTGCATTAAGAGAAAGAACTGCTGCTGCATCTATTAATGCAACTGCAACACTGACAGCAGATGGGTTAAGAATAAGATTTGGTGATGCAAGTGTTAATGGTCAAGCGACTGTTACTGCATTAGGTGGGTTATTAAAAACTGCAACAGGTTCTGTTACTGGAACTGCTACTGTTACTGCTAATGCTATTTATATAGCATTTGGTGAGGGCGATATTAGTGGTCGTGCAACATTAACAGTTGCTCTATCAGGTTCTATTATTTATGCTGATGCAAGTATAAGTGGCACAGCTACGCTAACTGCTGATGGGTTAAGAATAAGATTTGGTAATGCGAGTATATCAGGAACAGCAACAGTATCTGCATTAGGTGGGCTTGTTGCTACAGGAAATGCAAGTGTAGAGGGAATAGCAACTTTAACAGCAGCAAGTTCTGTAACAAGATTTGCTAATGCTTCTATAGATGGTGTAGGTACAGTAACAGCAATAGGATATTTACTGGGTGAAGAATGGACTGATGTACCAGTAGAAGAAAATACATGGTCAGCAGTATCGGCAGGTAGTGATGTATGGACAGACTCAACAGTAGGAACTAACGATTGGAAACGACAAGGATAAATTATGGCAAAGACTAAAGTATCAGAATGGGATAGTACAGCAGCTAACAATACTGACATAAACTCAATAAACATAAATGAGGGCTGCCCACCCAGTACCATTAATAATGCAATTCGTGAAACAATGGCACAAATCAAAAATTGGCAAGATGGTTCTAGTGGTGATAGTTGGACTAGCACTGGTACAATTACAGCAGCAGGTACATTAGCTGTTACTGGGGGTCTTACATTAGATGGTGCAACAGGAACATCAGGACAAGTTTTAGTTTCTAGTGGTTCATCAGCAACACCAACTTGGGGTAGTGGGTTTCCTACAGGTGGTATTATTTTATGGTCAGGTTCTACAGGTTCTATCCCTAGTGGTTGGGCATTGTGTAATGGCTCGTCAGGAACTCCTGATTTAAGAGATAGATTTGTAGTAGGTGCAGGTAGCACTTATGCAGTAGATGCAACAGGTGGTAGTGCAGATGCTACTTTACCATCTCATACTCACACAGCAACTACTACTGTAAGCACTAAAACAGGGTTAGATGGAACATTAACTTTAAAAAACAGAGGTGGTTCATCATATAACAGCTCATTAATGGCAGCTAGAAGTGGGTCAGTTACAACAGTCAATCAAGGTAATTCTGTAGGATATGGTGAGGGATGGGAAGGTGAGGGTGGTTCTGGTTCATCTAAAGCAACCCTTACACTAAATCACAACCATACAGCTACAACTTCTGTTTCTTCAGCAGGTTTAAGTGCAACTAACGCTAACCTACCTCCTTACTATGCTCTTGCATACATAATGAAACTATAATATGACAACAAAAAGATTACAATTTACAGACTGGCTACCAGACCAACCAGCAAATGCAGGTAGTTTAAATGATGCTAAAAATGTATTCCCTGTAGGTATTGGCTATGGTGCTTTTCCTAGTGCAGAAGATTTTTCTAACGCTGCTAGTGAAGATATTAACAATATATTTGTAGCCAAGTTTGGTGCTAATGTAGAAGTGTTTGCAGGTGGTGCTACAAAGCTATTTAAATTAAATATTGCAACATTGGCATTAGCAGATGTATCTAAATCAGGTGGGTATGGTGGTAATGGCACATGGAAATTTGAACAATTTGGTAATGTAGTGTTGGCTTGTAATAATACGCAAAAGATACAAGCATGGACTATAGGTGTTTCTTCTGCATTTGCAGATGTAGCAGCCGCAGCTCCTATAGCTAAAGACATTGCTGTAGTTCGTGATTTTGTTTTTGCAGGAAATTTATTAGGTGGCACAAATCCAGATAAAGTGCAATGGTCAGATATTAATGATGAAACAGATTGGACTTCTGGTGCTACAAGTCAAAGTGACTTTCAAATTATTCCTGATGGTGGTAATGTTCAAGCTATTACAGGTGGTGAATTTGGTGTTGTATTATTAGAAAAATCTGTGGTTAGATGTTCTTATGTTGGTAGTCCACTTTTTTGGCAATTTGATACTATCTCTAGTGGATTAGGTTGTTTAGAAGGTAATTCTGTTGCTAGATATGGAAATATAACTTTCTTTTTAGCAGATGATGGATTTTACTCTACAGATGGTCAAACAGTTACTAATATAGGATTAGAAAAAGTAGATAGATTTTTCTTTTCTAATGCTGATTTAACAAAAATAGATACAATTAGTGTTGCTATAGACCCTGTTAAAAATCTTGTCGTATGGAATTATGCAGATGTAGATGGTAACAGAAAAATAATTATTTATAATTGGCAGTTAGGAAAATGGTCAAGAGCTGAAACTACATCAGATGTAGTAGGTACTATTGCTACTTTAGGAGAAACATTAGAAACTTTAGAGTCTAGTTTAGGCTATACAGATATAGATACTATGCCAGCATCACTAGATTCACGATTGTTTATAGGTGGTAAATTTTTATTTGCAGGTGCTAAAGGTACTAAAATAGTAGTATTTACAGGAACATCTATAACTCCACAACTTATTACAACAGATATAGAAATTGGCTATAATTCTGTAGCAACATTAGCAAGACCACAAATAGATAATGGCACAGCACAAGTAGCTGTAGCTAGTCGCAGAGAACTAGATGACACAATTACATTTAGTTCATTTGTTTCTGCTACATCAGAGGGTAGATGTAGTTTAAGGAGTGCAGGTAGGTATCATAGATTTAATGTGCAGCCTACAGGTAGCTGGACAACAGCTATGGCAGTAGATGTAGATGTAAAACCACAAGGCAATAGATAATGCCTAGAATGTATCGTACACTTCCCTATCAAGGTGGTGAACCTAGAGCTGTAGCAGAAGTAGTTAATAATGCTATGAATGGCAAAACTAATAATAGTGGTACTTTTACTTTAGCAACATCAGTAACAGAAACCACAGTTAATAATGAAAGAGCAGGTTTTGATTCAGTTATTGTATTATCACCAAGAACTGCAAATGCAGCAGCAGAATCAGACCATACATATATTAAAACAAAAGCCAAAGGTAGCTTTATTATAGGGCATAGAAATACATCTAATACTGATGTAACATATGATTATATCATTGTTGGATAAATTTTATGAAGCTCTATGTAGTGCCTACGAATCAAGTGCAAAGATTTTGGTATCTTGCAGAACCTTTATTACAAAAAGCATTAGACAAAGGTAACAACGAATTTACAGCAGACCAATTAAAACTGTTAGTAACTCAAGGTCAGCAACAATTACTATTAGTAATGAAAGAAGATAAGTGTTATGTAGCACTTACTGTTCAGTGGATTAACTATCCTAACGACAGAGTGGCTTATATTACTTATATAGGTGGAAAAAATACAAAGGCAGGGTTTGAGCAATTTAAACAGTGGGTCAAACATAATGGTGGAACTGCAATACAGGGGTCTACTAAATTTGAGAGTATAGCTAGATTATGGAACAGGCTATATGGTTACGAAAAAAAATATCAATTAATGGAGTTGAAACTAGAATGATTAAGTTAAAAATATGGTTATATAACTGGTTAGCTAAAGATTTAGGCAAATTAGGTAGAGAAGGAGATACTGAACTTGCTCATGTTAATACATGGGAAGCTAACCTTTTAAAAGCACATGGTGGTTCAGGCACAATTAACCCTGTTACTGGGTTGCGTGAATATAAAGGCGGTGGTGGTGGTCAAACACAAACTACTAATCAAAATATTGACCCTGCAATCTTACCATACATAACCTATGGTTTAGATGAAGCAAAAGGTTTATATGAAGATGCTTCTCCAGAATATTACCCAGATGCAACTTATGTTCCAGCATCAACAACGACAACAGAAGCATTAGGTTTAGCAGGTGATAGAGCAAGAACTGGTAGTCCATTAGTACCAGCAGCTCAAGCACAACAGTTAAGCACAATTAGTGGAGATAGACTATCAGCAGGAAATCCATATTTTTCTGCAATGATGGCTAGTGCAGCTAAACCTGCTGTTACAGAATTTAACAAAGCTATTAGAGATATTGGTAGCAGAACAGCAGCTTCTGGTAGATATGGTTCAGGTGCTATGGGCGAAATGGAATCACAAGCATCAGAAAACCTAGCAAACGCTTTAACTAATAGAGCAGCAGAATTAGCTTACAGTAACTTTGGTGCAGAAAGAGCTAGACAAGATGCAGCTATTGCATCAGCTCCACAAATGGCTATGGCAGATTATTCAGACCTAAATCAATTGGCTAAAATTGGTCAAACACAAGAGCAGTATGCTAAAGATGCTTTAAATGCAGATATAGCTAGATTTGAGTTTGGTCAAAATAAACCATACAGTAAGCTAGAAAGCTATTTATCAGCAGCTTATGGTGCACCAGCACCTATACAACAAACTACAACTTCATCAGGTGGAGGAGGTAAATAATGGGTGCTCCAGTATTAGCAGGAATGGGAATAGGTGCAGCATTAGCTTTAGCTCAAGGTAGAGACCCCCTAAAAGCAGCAGCTATTGGTGGTGTTAGTGGTGGTATGTTTGGTGGTGCAGATGGGATTGGCTCTGGATTTGGTTTTGATGGAATGGGATTTGATTTAGGTTCTGGTGCATTAGCAAACACAGGTACTAACTCTTTAAATGGCGGAGCAAATCTTTTAGGTGGTACAAGCACTGCTGTAGGCACAGGTGCTACTACAGGGACTACTACAGGCATACTAGGTAGCTCTACCAACACAATTCCATCTTATGATATAGGTATGGAAGGAGTAAAAGCAAACATAGGTGGATTTACAGCTCCAGTAGAACAAAGTTTAGTAAACGCTAATACTTATCAGCCATTAAATGGTGGAGCAGCCCCTGATATGTCGTTTAAACAATCTTATATTAATACTACTCCAGAACAAGGATTAGCTAATTTAGGCACTCCTCAAAGACCTAATCTTAATGAATATCCTACCATTATGGGTGGAGAAGGCTCTACTGTTGGTATTGATACAACAACTAGAGATGCTTTAGGTAATTATGAAAGCATTGCAACTAGACCAGACTTTACTGACATAACTAAATCTAGCCCAGAAGAACTAGCAAATGCACAAGGCGGTTACGATAAACCTTTATATGAAAAAGCATTTGATAGCGTAGTAGGTTTTGCAGAAAAAAATCCAATAGCATTAGCTACATTAGGTATGACAGCATTAGGTGGTGGTAGTAGTGCTAGTCCACAACAAGTCACACAATCAGCAGGTAAAATTGCACAACAAGCATACAACCCAAGACAGGGCAACATATTAAAAGTAAGGAGAGCGTAACATGGCAGATTCATTGCTAGATTTTGATTACAATACAATGATAGATAAAGCATTAGGGACGACTAATCAGCCCTTTAAAGGTCTTATTAATGACCCTAACTATGAAAGCTCTTTATTAGCAAATACATTATTAGGAGCAGGGTTAGGTTACACTGGCTCTTTATACAAAGACAAAACACTTGCTGAAAAGTTACTTTCAACTGCCTCTGGGGCTAAATCAGCAAGAACAAAAGCTATTAATGATTATGTTCAAAATATATTAACACAGCAACAATACTCTAAAAATGTATTAGATATGACTTTAAATAGAGGAAAAATAGCTAAACAGCCTTTAGAGCTATTAAGGCTACAAGGACAATTAGAGGAACAACCTTATGATTTGATTAAAAAACAATTTGAAGCAGAATCAGCTCCATATAAAACAGGACAAGAAAAAAATAAATTTCATGAATCTAGTTTATTTTTGCAAGGAGTTAAAGATGAAATTAAAATGTTGGAAGATAAAGGAGACTTTGCAGGAGTTAATTTTATAAAAGCAAATCCTAAAGAATACTTTAAAAAATTATCAGAAAGAGATTATAGAACACAGCCTATGCCAGATGGATATAATGCTGCTGCAAAATCTATTGGATTAGACCCAAATGATAGGGCTAATTGGAGTCAGCAAGATTGGGTTGATTTAGATACTTTAGTAAAAGCTCCAGATTCTCAAGCAGCACAAAAAACAAATTTAGCAACTCAAGAAGCAAATGTAAAAAATCCTAGAGGAATACCACTTCAAAGAATTGTAAGTAGAGATGAGCATAGACAGCAAATAATTAATAGAAGAAATAGAAAAAAAACAATGCCTAAAGATTACACTAACACTGGAGGTGTGACTACTTCAGATGGCATTGTAAATGTTTCTGAAGAAAAAAATGCAAAAGAATTTGAAAATAATACTGTCTTTGATTCTACAAATCTTGAATATTATGTTCCTAGCCAAAAAGAATTAAGACAAGGAGTTGTTAAAAAAGGTACAAATAAAAAGTTTCCAGAAGGAGCTGTATTTACACCTACAGGAATTAATTACACTGAAGATGAATGGAACAACATGGGCAGTGCTTTTAAATTTGCTTTGAGACCAACAAGAAAGCCAGAAAAAGCAACCGATTTAGAAATAAAAACGATTGAAAATGCCGAAAACGCAGGTAATCAAAAATCATATTTATTTACTCAAATAGACAGGCGACAACAAGTAGTTAAAGAAATATTATCTAAACCACAATTTTTAAAAGATTTGGCTTCTGTAGGTGGTAGAGCTATTACTAACCTTAATTTAGGTAGTTATGGGTTTACTTCTGATGTTCAAGATATTAAAAACTTATTTGATTTAGTTAAAAATCAAAGTTTTGTTGCAGAGATTCAAGATATGAGAGCTAACAATGAAACTGGTGGTGCTGTAGGTAATGTATCTGATAGGGAAGTAGCTATGTTTCAAAGTATTGCAGCCGCCCTACAAAATAGCGGTTCTGCTGAATTTATGTACACTCAATTATCTAATCTATATAACAACAGTACAGATGTACTTCGTAGAAACAAAAAAGTTTATACTGAATTATATGGAGAATCTTATGCTGAAAAATTTGGTTTAAACGAATTTAATGTTGAAGATTACGGAAAAGTTCCTAATTACCAAGATGCACTAAAACAGGTAGGTTTTGAAGCATTTTCAGATAGAAAAAACACCAGATTACTTGAAGGTGCTGCTGCAAAAAGATATGACAAAATTCAACAAATATTAGATAGGTAAATAAATGGCTGAAAAATATAACATTGATGTAGTCCAAGAAGAAAAAACTGTAGGCGATTGGTTAATAGCTAATAAAAATATGCTGGATTCTGATAACCCTCAAGATGTAAAAGACTTTAATGATATTAGAGAATATTATAAAGATTTACAAGGTTATTACGCTACTCCTGAAGGATTTGCTAAAACAGCACTACCTGCCGCAGCAGGTGAAATTGGAACTGTTGCAGAAATGGCTTGGAAAGCAGCCCAAAACCCTGTTGATTCAGCAAGAAATTTAGTTGGTGGTGTGTTTGATATAGCAACTACTGCCGCAACTAATCTACTTCCAAAAGATTTAGTAGATAGTTTATATTCGTATGAAGATGACCCAGATTCCATACAGTATAAAATGAATGAATATTTTAAAACTCCATTTAAAGTGCCTTATTTTGGAGAAGCAGATTTGTCTCCTATTCTTGCAACCCAGCCTAGAGAAAAGTATGAAGAAATGGGTGGATTAATAGCAGAAGATGTTTCAAATACTTATGACAAATTATCTTCTCCTGACAGTGCTGCTAAATTAATTGCAAATAATCCATTAGAAACAGCATTAAATGCAAGTGGGATTGGAAGTCTTTTAAAATACCCTATTAAAAAAGCTGGATTACTAGACAGTGATGCTGGTAAAGTTATTGATAATATTACAGACCAGTCACCTACCTCTTTAATATCAGGAATACCACAAGTATTAAAGAACAGAAAAAACAGAAAAGGTGATGAGATGGCTGCTCAAAGAGTAGAAGCTGATACTAAAATTAAAAATGGTATTAATGCAGGTTATGTATTACCGCCAAGTGCTTATCAAGGCACAGGAGCTTCTGCATCAAAAGTAGTTGGTGGCTTACCTTTGGGTATTAAAAAAGGAGTAACTGATACAGCGATATTAAGAAACCAAGAAACATCTAATAAATTAGCTAGAAAGTATCTTAAAATACCTCCTAACACACCATTAGAAGAAGCAATGGATATTATTAAAGCAAGAAGTGCTCCTGCCTATGAAGCTATTGGAAAACTAAAAGGAAAAACTCTTACTAAAACAGTTGATGTTCCAGAAACTTATATTGTAAAACAAAAGCAAAGAGGTGGTGGTACTAGAGATGTAGAAAGAACAAGGACTAACAAACAAACAAGAAAACAAGTTATACATAGAGATGGTGCTGATATATTAAAAGATTTAAAAGCATCAAGAGATAGACAAACAGCACTATACAAATCAGGAAAATTTGATGAAGCTATTGACCAAAAAGTAATTTCTCAATCATTTGAAAATGAAATAACAAAATTAGCTAGATTTAATGGAAACAAAGCTGTTATTAACAATTTAAAAGCTGCAAGAAAAGATTATGCTAGAGGATATAGTGTTGACCCTTATGTTCAAGATGGAAAAATAAATGTAATTGCTTTTGGTAAGGGAAATAAAAAAACACCATTAACTGGTGAAGGCAAAATAATGAAAGAATTTGCTGACATAGAAATTAACCATCCTTCATTAATAAAACCAAAGGCAGACACAGGAAATATGTCTGCATTAGATACTTATGCTTTAGCAGGACTAGCAGTAGCCGATTTGTCAACTGCTGGTGGTGTACTTTCAGCAGTTAAAACAATCCCCTCATTATTATTAAGTAACGCATCTCAACAAAAATTCCTTGACCCTAAATATGGAGCAGGTGGTTTATTAAGTACATTAGGCAACACTACTGCCGTAAGAAACTCTGTTCTTTATCCTACTCTTTTAGAACAATCTGGAATAAAAGATATTGAATATATGGGAGAAAATCAATAATGCCTGATATTAACCCACAAGAATTTGGAAGAATGAAAGAGCAGATAGAGAATCTACAGAAAAGCCAAGATGAACTTTCAAGAGATATGAAAGAAATGTTAGCACTAGCTAATCAAGGAAAGGGTGGTTTCTGGGCAGGTATGGCTATTGCTGCATTTATATCCTCATTAGTTACTATTGTGTTTAAACAATGGATAAACTAAAAAAAATACTGTTTAAACCTATTGTTCTTGGGTTAGGTTTATTAGCTGTATTACCTATTACACCTATTGCACTTTGTTTACTATATGGATGGATTGAATCATGATACAAGCACTGTTACCACTAATTGGAAATGTCATAGATAGAGTTGTTCCTGACAAGAACGCTAATGAAAAAGCAAAGAGAGAAATAGAGAAATCTCTTACTGACAACGCTAACAAACTTTTACTAGCACAAACAGAGATTAACAAAGTAGAAGCTGGACACAGGTCATTGTTTGTTGCAGGATGGCGACCCATGATAGGTTGGTCATGTGCCTTTGGTGTGTTTTGGCTTTTTGTAGGACATCCTTTTGCAGTTTACCTAGATGGGTTAGATGGGGTAACAACTCCTATTCCTACTATTGACAATGAGATTCTATTAGAATTAACTTTTGCTTTACTCGGAATGTCTGGATTGCGTACTTTTGAAAAGCTAAAAGGCATTGCTACATGATAAAGGCATCTCCTAATTTTACTATAGAAGAATTAACCTTTAGCGAGACAGCAACAAGAAAAGATATAGATAACACACCATCTGACGAGGTGTTAGATAATCTATTAATAACAGCATGGAGCATGGAAAATGTTAGAGAACTACTTAATAATAATCCTATACTTATTAGCAGTGGCTATCGTTGTTTGGAGCTTAATACATTACTCGGCAGTAAGCCAACTTCGGCACACACTAGAGGACTGGCTTGCGATTTTACTTGCCCAAAGTTCGGTGACCCTGATGACATTGTGGATGCTATTTTTAGGTCTGATATTCTTTATGACCAGATTATTCTGGAGTTTGATAAATGGGTTCATATCGCTTTTCCAGAGAATGGAAAGAGTGCTAGGAAAAAAGCGTTAATCATTAACAAGAAAGGGACAATGATTTACTCACAATGATGGATATATTACTTATAGCCAAACACATGATGGACAAAACGATAGATGATATTGATATTGTTTATGGTGAGAACACAATGACTATATTTTTAGATGATGGGTCTAGTGTTGAGATGATTGTTGATTCTATACATTTAAACGCAACGGAATATGACTCGTAAAACAAAAAACCTATTAAATACATTAGCATCTTTAGCAACAGTTATTTTGGTATTGTTGTTAATATACTTCATATTATTACTATTTCTTGTTTAAACGCTATATTTTGGCTTCGTCAGAGGCTCGTGGTGAGCTTTAAATAGATTGCTTAAGGGGTAGCCCTACCTACTTTTGTAGTTCAAAATGCTTAATAGTTTTAATATCTTTAAATAATACTTTAGTTACTTTATCTTTTCTTTTGTATCTTGTATGAACAAGATAAACACCTTTCCCTTTTTTGTAATTATTTTCTTTTAATTTTGATAAAGTTAAATTTAATAACTCAATTCTATTTACAACCATCCAAGTATCTTCTCTTTCAAAAACAATATAATCAGAATTGCCTCTTATCCAGCCATCTTTCCCATTTACATTTTTACCTTCTACCCAAACTGATTCCATTACACCGACACTTGGGTCAGAGCTATGGTCTAACCTTTTAGTAGTTTTAACATCAAATTTGCTAACATTGCCTATCTCTTTTAAAAGCCCCATTACATCCCAATGCTCATAAATGTCTTGGTTTTTGTTTGAATAAACAATATTTGTTATATGTTTTTCTGCAAATCTTTTTTCAGCAGATTTACCATAATCAAAACAATATTTAATTTTGTCTTTAAGCATATATTTTTTTCCCAGCAATAGTTAAAAGATTGTCTATAGCTAACTCCAAATCTCTTTCGTAATACATAGGCTTGTTACCACCTAGAAATCTGTAATTAATAGCTTGTTTCTGTTGCTTTGGTAAATCGTCTATAATAGAATCCACAATCTTTACATTGTCCATATCAGATTCAGATACCATATCCTCAAACACTTCAGAAGTAGACTCTCCACCCGTAGAGAAATAAGATGTCTTGTTAGGGTAACCTAACCTATGGCTATCTTGTTTCATCCACCTTGCCCAATCTTCTAATATGTTCATGAGCCTAGCTATTCTCATTACTTACTTAATCCGCCCAGTATTGTCCCCCAGTTAGTTGCTTTTCTTTTCTCTTGCGGTGTCATAGGTTTTGGCATTACAAATCCGTATTCCTCTTGTATTCTATCTAATGTTCCTGCATAAACACCTGCATAAGCCGAAATTCTACTTCTACTAGCATCAGGATTTTTTTCTATAAACTCTTTTGCTCTCGTTCCAAATTCATCATACTTTTCTTTTGTGTATCTACTCATGATATATCCACCTCTCTACATACCCACTTGTTATTCTTCTTATGCCACCCTTGAACAAGTAGCACCCAATTTGCTTCTCTTAAATGATGGATAGCATCACTATCCTCCATTTTCTTTACCCTTGCACTAATGTTACTGTAGCTAGTGACTTGGATTCCTACTGTGTTGCCTTTACTGTCTATAGCTAGTAAATCTATTATCCCAAATAAGTCTTGTCGTATCTTGGCAAATGCGTTCCACCTTTCTACAATAGCAACTAAAGGGTAATCACCACTATCCCGTAGCTTCTTCAGAGTCCTTTGTGTTGGGCTTATCGCCATTTTTCTCCTCCTCTCTAGCTACATTGCCTTTAAATATTCTGTTCCAATTTTCTTCTAATTCTTCATCAGTAATATCTTGCTTTCTTTTTCCACTACCTTTACCCATCACAATCCCTCCTTACCTTACATACTTCATGTTTATCATAATATCTTACGCTGTTGTTTTTCATGTCTATGTTTTTAATTTGTGTATCTTTTGGTAGGTGTATATATTCTTTGTTTAAACACTTGTATTCCATTTCAACTTTGTTTGGGTCTGGATAATGTAAGCTGACATACAAAACCGCCTCCGAGCAACTGTTAAAGTTTCCAACATATTCCCAATCTGTTAAAGGCTCTGGTGCTAAATTAATTACCATTACAAATGCAAACTCAATCATACTTCATTCCCCCATATATCCCAACCTTCTGTTTCTTGTCTAGCAAACAATTCTACTCTTGGTAAATTGCCACATAGTTCTACAATTTTATCTCTAGCCACAGCTGGTTTTTTTGAGTGTTTGTCGATTGGTTCATAGATAATTTGATGAACACTTTTAGATACTCTTTTTGGCTTACCTTTGGTAGCTAATAAACATATTTCGTTATTTGCTCTTGTCCAATAACCTAAACCCCAAAAGAAACTATCTTTGTTTTTGTTCTTTTTTACCCAACTAAAACCACAAGTCTTGTAGGTAAAACCCCATTCCTTTATTGTTTGTAACCCTTCTTGTAACAAAGGATAAGTAACCCATAAAAAAAGAACACAGTCATCATCTGCAATATCTTGCACTGGTAAATCATATATATCTTGAATACTCATACAGCTATATTCTTTTTGAGGGTCACGGATATTCAGGTCTTGTGAAGTCCCTTCTGTCCTTTTTTTAGACTGATATTTAAACTGCCAAGCTGGGTCAGCATAAATAATGTTGTACTTTTTATTAGGTAGTTCCATTATACAATTCTCCCAATCCATTTGCCATTTTTAATTACCATTACAAATGCAAACTCAATCATGATTTACTCCTTAAAGTTTCCTTTAGTTATAATCTTTCCTGTTAGTTCATGTGCAATATTAAAATCTTTCTTATTATAATTCATTATAAATTTGTAACCCTCATATATAAATTGATGTTCTTTCCATATTTCTTTATTCTTTTTCAGTGCTTCCTTACCCTTTGCCATCTTTCTCACTCCAATATACATTTAGTATTGTTTCACACTTTGGACAACTATACTGACTCCATATTAAGTATTGACTATTATCTTCTTCATCATTATCCCAATCGTTTCCCCATATCATTTCTACATCTTTACATTTAGGACAACTGATATTCATTTCTTTTTCTCCTTGCAAAAACCTTTAGAATTAAACTCTCCCATTTCTGTGTTTAAACAACACCACCATTGCCCATCAGAATATATCTTTGCTTTCTTTTTACATGAATGGCAAACAGGATTATTTGGTATCTTTATTGTTTTTGCAGATTCCATGATTTTCCTTTATGTCATACCAATTAAAATAACAATACCATTTCTTGTCACTATCCATAAACATGGCATCACGACCACACTTATGGCAAACAAACTTATCTCCATATAAAAATACTTCTTGTTTATTAATCTTCGTCATGCAATTCGTCATCTATCCATTCATCTTGCTTGGCTTTAACTTCTAAAACTTTTAATTCTGTTTGATGAACTTTAATCATTTGTTCAAGATACCATATTGCTTTTTTACAGTCATCTATCTTGTCAGTTAATTTTTCTGACTTCAATCCTTCTCTACTAATATACTTTAGTGCATTGCCTTTAATGTAGCCATAGAACTCATCCTTGCTCATCTTTGCTTGCATATATTCTATTGTTTCTATACCCCCTTTCTTATAATGGTCAGGGTTTATCGTATCACTCATATTTACTCCTTATAATCATTAGGTAAAACTCATACATTGTTCACTCTGTTTAAACTTACTTTGCAATTAAAATAAAGCCTTGATTAACCAACAAGGAACTTAATTATGTGGACAAAACCATCAGCTACTGAAATGAGATTTGGCTTTGAAGTTACAATGTATGTAATGAACAAGTAAAAAAAGGGGGCGATTAGCCCCCAATCCCCCCTAGTTAAAACGGCACATCTTCTGACACTTGGTCAAAACCTTCTTTAGCTTGTGGAGCAGTTGTATTACTACTACCCTCATCTTTAAAGAACACTTTAGTATTACCTAGTATAGCCCCTCTCGTTCCTGCTTCTCTTTCTTCTTGAGAAACAGATTGAGTAATCATACCATTGTTATCATATTGGTCTTTCTCATCCAAATTAACAAATGCGGTTATGTTTAAATAAGTGCCTTTCTTACCATCAATAAGTTTAGCCTTATCAATCTTTGTTACATCAATACTTGCTGAAATTCCTACTGTTGCCATTAGTTATTCTCCTTAATAAATTTAACTGAATCCATGACTTCTACTGCAAACTCATGAATATCTCTTTCTAGACGACCTATTAAATCATCATCTCTTTCTACTCTTTTGATAAAGAGCTTATAGTCATCAGGGAAGTCAGGGTGATAACAAACAAAGTCACACCACTTTCTACCCGTGCAAGCCATCTGCCACATCATTTGATGAATATATCGTTTCGGAATTACTGCGTTCTGCAATATCTCCGTATGTGTTGTTGCTTGGGGGCATTTTATTTCTATCAATCCCTCATCTCCTACCATTCCATCAGGGCTAGCCCCTGACATCATGACTGTTGGGTGGTCTACAAAACCTTCCTCTTTAACATCTACATCTTTAAGTAGCCCTAGCTTTGCTATGTAAGCGTTTCTAGCCTCATCTTCATACTCAACCCCATGTCTCATAGCTTCGTTCATAAATATCTTAACGGGCTTACCTGTCAGTTGCTCGGTAATGAGTTGTGTTCTATACTTTCTTTTGTATTGGCTCTCACCATTCTTAACTTTAACAATCACATTATCTACATTACTAGCAGTGACCTTACCGACCCTTGCTTGAAACCACTCTGGTGACCTTTGTTCCATGTTTAAACATCCTTTTTAATTGTTTCTATAAATGGCATACATAACTTTCTGTCTGCCTCGTTTAAACCATTAAAGTATTGTCTAGCCGTAGCTACACCTTGCTCTTTATATATGTTCTCTATGCGTTCCAGAACATCTCCTTCTGGCAAGTCCTCACCTTGATAGATATACAAACCAATACCATGTAATGATATAGCTTTTGCTAAACATCTTTGCATAGCAGTATTGAGTTGCATAGCATTAGGATTTTTAATAGCTTGGTTCTTAAAATCTATTACAGGTAATTGTGAAGTGACATTTTTACCAAATGCTTGAACTGTGCAGAACACCATCATACTGCCATCAGGTAATGTCATAGGGTCTGCATAACCCCATGTTGCTGACTCGTCATGTTGCAATAAAGTATCTACTGCCCATGCCCATGATAGATAAGTAAACTTACCTTTCTTCTCTGTATATTTGCTAACATCTATCTTTCTTAACTCTGCGTATTTACTCATGACTTACCCCCAAATATTTCATTTATGATTTGTTGTTTGTAGGCAAGTTGAGACATCTGTTCTATCTCTTGATAGTCTTTAGCCATCTCTTGTTGTAATTGGTCTTGTGATTCTACTTGCTGAACTGCAAGTGATAATTCTGTTGATTTACTCATGTGTTTCTCCTTTCTTGTTAAAAGTTAATATTACTTTACACTGTTAATTTTATTTGTCAAACTTTTATTTACTTTGTCCCAATTTTTAGATTTATAAACTTTTCCATCTTTGCTTGTTGCTCTATATTCAACATCTTTAAAACTTTGTTTAAACGCTTTAATAAACTCATTAGCAGTTAGCATGGTCTCTCCGAAAATCTCTGTTTAAACTTGTTAAACCAAAAAGAAAATGTTCCCTCAAATGGGTGGTTTCTTTGTTTCTGAACCATTAAGTATGAAGTGCAAGGATTATCTCCTTCCTCTAACTCGCCTAACATCTTTGCCTGTTCTATATCTTTTCTTCTATGCAAACAGATAATATTGTCTGTTAGGTTTCTAATATGGCTACTCCCTAAAATATGTGAAGCGTCAGGTATTACTGTTTCATCTGCTAATTTTTTAGTATGAGCAACCAAGAAAACATGAATATTTAAGTCTCTAGCAAGGCAACTAATTTTATTGATAAACTTTTTCTGACTTGCGTAATCATCTTCTGCAATGCTATCTACTTTCATTAGACTGTCTATAACAAAAACATCACAATCATGAACATTTTTCCCGAAATGTAGACTAGCGACTAAATCATCTTCAGATGTTGTTCCTTGTGCATTAAATAACCACAACTTATTTTTGTATTTTTCACAAAACTCCTCAATATGTTGGTCATTCGCTTCTCTGATTCCTGTTTGTTGAATCATTTTTGCTATCTGTATTACAGGTCTCATCTCCATACTTGCTACTAAAACATTTGTATAGGTCATTAAGTTAAGTAATACCTGTGACAAGAAAGTAGTTTTTCCTGACCCTGAACTGCCTGTCAAGATTGTTACCTCTCCTCGCCTTACAAGAAAATTACTATCCTCATCAGTTTTTTGAAAACCTAAAGAAAACCCAGAGTTTTTCTCATTACGATAATAATTTTTTACATCATCTACTAAATTATCTGTCGTTTTTACTTTAAAATCTGTTTCTTCTTCATAAAAACCACCCTCTTGCAAAGTTTTTCTGTTAATAGTCAACTGCTCTACAATGCTACCGACATCAGTTTTCATAAAGCACCTCTAATTTGTGTTGGTGATTTAGGATTATCATTCCACCTTTCTTGATTAATAATAACTTCAGGGCTAGGATTAAAACCCTCTAACCACTCTCTCGTTTTTTTCATGGTAGCAGTCCAAGAAATAATTTTTTTTGAAATGTCGTCTAATTTTTTTGATTTCCATTTTTCTAAACAACCTTTCTTATTTACTTTTCTTTTATCAGGTAATGACTCCCACCATTTTTCAAAATGTTCAGCAGTGCCTTTTACAACTTCAGATTTTAAAACTGTCAGCATTAATTCTTTTTTTAGGTCTTGCTCTGTTACTTCATAGAACCAATTTTTTGCGTTTAAACTAGCGTATATTTTTTCTAGTTTTTTCTCATCTTGTCTTAAACGAAAAGCACAAGATTTTAGGTCAGGCAATACACCATTAAACTGCGAGGCTAAATCCCAAGCCTCTCTTAAAAACAGTCTTTCTGTTTCTGACAATTCCATGTAAGTAACATCATTTAAAATATCGCCACCATACATTTTATACCAACTCATTTTATTTTTATGTTTGTAATGTTGGAACTTGTCCCAATTTTTTATTTTAAACATTATTTTTCCTTTTTATGTTTAAACAGATTTAGTTAAATACTCCTTAATTTCATACTGTCTTAATTTTGGTATCTGTTGATTGATAAACCATTTTGAAACTGCCTGTCTACTGATTTGTAATTTGTCTGCAATGTCAGATTGATTTCTAAAATTTTCTAGCAGATATTCAAATGTAATTTTTTCCATTTATTACTCCTTGTTAATTGATTGAGATGTCATCTTATGCTGAACAAAAAAGATTGTCAAGTAAAGTCTGAAAAATAAACATCATCATCACCCATATATATATTCTTTTCTAATCTTATCTTATCTGTTATATACATTGTCTAGAGGTTGTCTAGAGCCTCTCTAGAGTAAGTCTGTTTAAACTTATAAATCAATAACTTAAAAATAATAAATAAAAAGGTTGACATTTATTTATGTATTATGTCATTATGTCTTTACATTAATAAAAGGAGAGCAAAAATGAGAGATTATGAGTATGAAGTGATTGGTTACTTGTTAGCTAAAGTTGACCAAGAAACAGGTGAGGAAGTATTGAACAGGCATGGAGATGTAAAGTTGTTTAAACACCTAGACAATACGATTGATGTTCTAGGATTTTCAGAAGAAACAGTAGAGGAGATAAAACAATGAATAGCGAAGAAATATGGACAGAAAAAGTAGCAAAGTATTTAGTAGGCAAAAAGATTGTAGCGGTTAAATATCTACCATTAGATGAAACGACTGAATGGGGTTGGTATAAAAGACCTTGTGAAATTCATTTAGATGATGGCACTATTATTACACCAAGTGCAGATGATGAGGGCAATGATGGTGGCTCTCTTATGACTAACAATAGAAACTTACAGTGCATACCAACATTATAGGAGAGTAAAGATGAATTTAGATGAGATTTTTAAATGTATTAGTTGTAAAGAAAAGTTTGAGCATAGGTATTGTAGTGAGCATGATGTTGCATATTGTCATTCTTGCTATCAATGGATTAATGATGAACATTTATCAGAATTGGAGAATTAAACATGAAAAATTATACACTTTATGCAATAAGAGAGGTTGGTGAGGTAGCAGTTATCCAAGCCAATTCTAAAGACGAAGCGATTGAAAAAGTAACAAACGAAGATTGGGAGATTGACCAAGATTTAAATTGGGAAATCACATCAGTAAAAGAAGATGGTGAATCATGGGAGAGTAAACATGAGTAATAAAATAAGTATAAAAGAGTTTTATGATTGGATAGATGAGAATGAAGATGTGTTGGAATCAATAGATAATAATATTTATGATTATGATGATGAACTAAATGCTGAAGGTAAGTTAGAAACTTCGTTGGGTAGAGAAATAGGAAAGGTTGAACTTAAGAAGTTACTAGACGATTTTCTGAATAAAGAGTTAGATGTAAAGTATGGCAAAGTAAATGATGACATGACACTATACAATGTTTTTTATACCTATGGGGGTGTGCATGAGTATGAGGGAACTACCAATAATATTAAGACATGGTTAGCTATGCATAACAAAGATAGATTAGCTAGTGGAGAGGGGTTTGAGTGGGAAGATGAGTTTAGTTTTGAAGAAATAGATTTTGCAATATATAAGGAGAATGAACATGAGTAATTATGACTACGATATAGATGTCAATATACCAACAACAGTAAGGTTGGATAATGGCAATGTTTTAGATTTAAAATTAACTAGCAAAATTTTAAATGACTCAACACTAGATAGAATTTTTCAAGACATTGATGATTTTTTAGAAAATGAATTTCAAGGGGGGATTGAGTAATGATTAATTTTTTAATGGAAGATAAAGAGGTAGAAATTTTTTTAAGATTTAAGGCATGGAAAATGAACCTGATTGATAAGTGGGAAGTTTATCCATTTTGTCATGAGTATATAAAAAATAATTTAATATCAAAATCATTTGTTGTTGACACTGCAAAAGAAATATGCGATATTAAATCTGAAGTCGTTGACATGAGATTAGACGACATATCTAAAATGTAAAAAGGAGTGTTTAAACATGGAAAGACGAGACGAAGATTGGATTAACCCACCAGAAGAAAAAGATGATTATGAACCTGATTGGGATAGCATTAATGACAACATATGGTTAAGTGAACATGATGATGATGATGAAATAGAAATTGAAGTGGAGTTAGAAGATGATGAATAATAATGATGAAGTTTTAGAAAGTTTATATGATGAAGCTTATCAAGAAATTTTAGATGATGAACAGGAACATAGAGACGACCCTGATTACAGGGTCTTGTCTTTAGAGCAGAAAAACGATAAAGCTTATCAGATAACCATGATGAAATTCTTAAAAACGGGAATGGTATAGTGTCAACTACCTTATTTAAATCGCACTACGGGCTTTATATGAAGCCGTTTTTTAGCGTTTAAACAGAATATTACTAATATGAGGCTTTATAATTAATTGTAATTAATAGTTGACATTATAATAAAAGTATGTAGAATAATAAATGTAGTAAATATTAATTAACAAAAGGAATGCAAACAATGACAAAATTATCAGATAAAGAAATTCAAGAGTATATAGGTTATATCAAAAAAGAAATTGAAAGGCACGAAAACAGAATTAGAACTTCAGTAGAAGCATTAGTAAACAAAAAAATTGAATTAATAAAGTATGAAAAAGAGGGGACTGTTTAAACTAACTTTAAAAAGGAAAATATTATGAGATACGAAATGTTTGAGAACGGAGACAGAGTTACATTAAAAAGAGATTGGGCTGATGAATGGAATCCTAGCGAAGTTTTTACTGTAACAAATGCAGATGGTGATAGTTGTTTTATTGCAGATAGTAATGGTCGTGGTTGGTCTGTTAAAAACTATCAAATTGATTTAATAGAGGAGACTGTTTAAACATGAAAACATATACACTTAAAGAAGTTCTAGCATTGTATGAAGATAACAACGAGTCAGGCTATTACTACGGCTACAAGGGAATAGTTTTAAATGCCATAGAGAAAGGGTATTCTATCTCTGTAAACAATGGCGAGGAGTGGTCAACAGACAAGTCTACGGACTACAAAGAGGTCATTAAAGACATTGAAACAGTTGATGATTGCGACCTGAATTTTTTTGACAAGTCAGACAAGTATGTTGGTTGGGCTAAAATTATTTTATACAATGATTACAACGAGTCGGTCAGTGATTACACGGCTAATGATGAGATGGAGTCATTGATAAACATAGGGGGAAAAGTGCCATGTTAAGTAAATGGGATAGTTTTTTGACAGAAAAAAGGAAGAAAAGAAACTGTAGTATTTTATTTTTTTTAGTGGGAATTTTTTCCACGATTATTTTTTATGAATTTTTTTGATAGTTTTTTAGTTTTATTTTTTTTAATTTCAAGTTTTAGTTTTTATAGTTTTATTTTTTAAAAAATTATTTTTTCCTTTAATTCCTTTTTGGATTTAATAGTTTTTTAGTAGGGAGTTTAAACACTCCCTATTTTTTTACTCAATACCTGACTAAATTACTCAAGTATTAAAACTGTTTAAACGCTCTAATATATCAACTCAAATAACAGAATATATAATATTGTTTAAACGCTCTTTTAGTGATAAGTAAAACAAATCAATAAATACTATCAATTATTATTGACATGATGTTAAAATACCCTTACGCGTGCGAGCGTGTTTATTAACTTTAAAAAGGAAAACAAAATGGAATTTGAAAAAATCAACACTTTTAGCAAAAAGCAATTATTGCATACTGCGGATTTAATAAAAGAAGCGGTCAGGCTTGATTGGGATTTAACAGGTTATGGCAGTATCGGTTATAACACTATTCACGGGAACACTTATATATGGTCAGAAAACGAACAATATTCTTTATTTATAAGCGACTTTAACGAGCCTAGAATACAAGCTTGTTGGAGTGATGCAGAAAGCGGAGAAGAAACTTTTATAAATACTGAAAATATGGCTTCTAATGATTTGCACGATTGGTGCGAAAATAATTATTTTAAGGCTAACCCTGAAGATGTTCCGCAAGGGGAGTTAAGAATAGATGATGGTTATAGAGGGGGTGTTTAAACATGGCATTATTAAAAGCGACTAGCCAAGCCCTAGTCATGCAATATAAAGGCTATTTAAAAAATCTTAAAACTAATTGCAGAGAGCAGTTAAAAAACTACAACGAAAATTATGGTCATCTAGACTATGATGTATCCGACAATATTTATTATGGTTATGAGTCTGCTATTAATGATATGCAGTGGGATATAGACCAAATTTATGCAAATTTTAACAATTATAAAAGGGGTGTTTAAACATGAGAAAATTAAATAATAAGCAAAAGATTTTAATTAAAAACTTTATTAAAAATAACCCTTCAGCCCCTCAATTTTTACCCGTTGAAGTCATAGACGATACAGGCGAAATTGAAAACTGTAATATGTATGAGACCTGTTGGTCTGATATAGAGCGTTATTATTCTGATATGGTTAAACCTTTAACCATGATAAAAGACTTAAATTATAGGAGTGTTTAAACATGAAAACTTTAAAAGATGTAGAAGATTATATTTATGAATTAAAAACTGAAATTAGGAGACAAGACGACTATTTTTTAAGTAATGATTTTTTATTAAAGACAATGTTTAACCCTGAACATTTTA